AAAAAGGGATAAAATGAAAGAATTAAATATAAACTGTAAAGGCATCAAAGATACAATAATTCATCTTGATGGAACAATGGATATAGAATTGGTAGATGTTAATCCATCTTTTATAGCAAGTATCAAAGCAGAAGATATTATCTTTAATTGTGAAAGTCAAACAGATTTATTAGAGCAAATAGACGATGAAGTGTTGCACGAATATCTAAGAAGCAGCGGATATCTTTTTAATAAGGCATAAAATTGTATATTTCGAGTCCTTTTAATCGCTTCTACCATAAATGTATATTGACTGACCTTTTCAACAAGTGCGGTCATATACGATTTAATGAATACCTTGATACTTCAACTAATGAGATACTAACACTCTTTAAAGGCGAAGATTATCAAGATATGAACGAGATGAAGCAGTTATTAAAGCTGATGAATATTGATTATAAAGTAAATGAAAAAGGAGATAATAAAGTATCGACAAGGGATATAGATAATAAAACTTTATGCGACCATATAGAGTTTTGTATGAAACTAGCAGGAGAGAATGGAATTTGCCTTGACATAGTTCAAGATGAATGGAATAGATTAATAGAACAAAATAGATAAAGGATAAATCATCAACAACATAAACATTATAGGTACAATAGGAAAAGATATAGAATTAAAATATCTACCATCAGGATCAGCATTAGCAAGTTTTAGTATAGCAGTTAATCAAGACTATAAAAAAGATGGTCAAGTAGTTAAAAAAACATCGTGGTTTGATATAACAGCATTTGGAAAGACAGCAGAGAACTTAAACAGTTTTTTTCATAAGGGAAGCAGAATCGGAGTAAGCGGAGAACTTGAACAGCAAACTTGGACTTCACAAGATGGCTCAAATAGAAGTAAAGTAGTGATTAAATTACAGAACTTTACATTTATTGACAAGAAATCAGATAATCAAGGTAATTCAAATAATGCACCTGCTCAACAAGCTCCGCAGCAACAATATCAAGCACCGCAACAGCAAAGTATCCCACAAATAGATATGGACGCGGATCATATTCCTTTTAATTAAGGTTTAGACTGCACCTATATCCAAGCAGTTAAAAAAGAATTTTGAAATTTAACTAATTTCTTGACATAGGTCAATGATTTAATTATTGGCTTATGTTATAGTTTTATTATCAAGGAGATTAAATGATAAAGAAGATAATCAATTTGCTAATGCAACTAAAGAAGAACGAGTTAAAAGAGATATTTAGATATATCGGCAATAGATATTCAGTAGATTTAAGGAGTATTAAATGCAGTTAAAAATGTGGAAAAAAGGTTTAATATGAGAAAAAGAAACCCAACTTATATATCTTGGTGTTCAATGAGAAATAGAGTTTTAAGCAACTCAAATCCCAACGATAAGATATATAAAGACAAAAAGATAAAAATATGTAACAGATGGTTAAATAGCTTTAGTTTATTTTTAGAGGATATGGGAGAAAGGTTGCCCGACACAACACTTGACAGAATAAACAATGACGGAAACTACGAGCCTAATAATTGCCGTTGGGCTACGAAGACTCAGCAAAATAACAATAAATCGAATAATGTTTTTATTAAATATAAAGATATGAAAAAGACAATTGGCGAATGGTCGCTTTATTTAAAAGTATCTGAAAAAGAAAAAGAAAGAGCATACAGAAGATACAATAAGCAGAAATGCAGAACTGTTGAAGAGTTGTTTATTGTTAAAGACTTAACGCAATACTATTTGAGCAAGAGAATTAATAAGTGCGAGAAGTGCAATGCTGACGAATCGTCAACTTGGTTCAAAAAAGGAAAATTATGCTCTTCGTGCTACCAAAAACAATGGAGGAGAAAGAATAATGAAAAAAGGAATACTTAGGAATTTTAAAACAGGGTCACAGTCTCAAAAGATATTAGATCATCTTAAACAAGGAAAAAGATTAACTGTTATGAGTTGCTTAATAAACGGATTTGGAGCAAACTGTCGTTCTAGGATATCTAATTTACGAGATGCCGGATATAATATCAAGAGCGAAAAGATAACTCATAGTTGCGGATATTTCGCTGAATATTCTTTAGTAAGGGAGAAGTGATAAAGATGGGAAATTCACGATTTAAATTTAGAGCATGGGATTTTCAAGGGAGTAAAATGTGGACACACGAAGAAATGTGCGAAGAAGATTCGTTATCGTATAAACAAGTAGTTGGAGATAATGGAACTTTAGATAATCCCGCACTTACGCAATACACAGGCATAAAAGACAAAAATGGTATCGAGATTTACGAGGGAGATATAATAAATTTCAATAATACAATAGTGGGCGATGTCTTTATGGAACGAGATAATATGAATTTATTTCTAGGAAGATATAAAAAGGATAAATGATGGATTATAATTTTAAAGAAGCAAATACTTTCTTCAAGTATTTTATAACAACAATAGTTGTAGTGATATTAGGTGTAAGTATTTATATTTACAATGATGTTGGAATGGTGTTTTAGTTATGACAATAAAAGAAATTAGAAGCTACCAATATGAACCAAAAGAATGTGGATGTGTCGTAAAATATACTAGCACAAATACTTATAGAAATATTACTTGTTGTGAAAAGCACTATTTTGAACTTAGTTTGGAAAATAGATTTAAGATTACAGTAACCGATAATGAAACACTTGGCAATATAAAAGATTATTTTAAAGAAGATGAATATTTAGAGGAAGATTATGAGCATTGTGGTGCTTGTGGTGAACCTCACTTGATGTTACCAGAATAATCCAAGAGATAACTAAATGAGAACATATACACCACAAGAGCTAGAAGAGATAAAGGGATAACTAATGGACTTTAATAACTTAGAGCATACAAAGAGATTAACAGTAGCAAAACAACTTAGAACAATAGGAGTAGAATATGGATACAAAGTTATCATTAAGAAAGGTCAGTACGGATTCAAAAGAAAATATACAGTCTTAGATATTACAGAATCGCACATAAGAGAAGCTATACTAAAAGTAAAAGCCTTGCCTAAGTACAGAGCAGACAAGAATGGAAGAGTGACTTATAGAGGTAGTTCAGACCAATACACTCTAAACACTCTAAAGAGTTTACTGTATGGAATGTCAGACAGAAAAGTTAAAGCTGATATGTATGGGAATAAAACTTTGCAATGTTCTCATAAGTCTTGTATGAGGTGGAGAAGTTTAAACTGTTTTGATAAGAAAGAGGGTTCTAAGACAGGTTATGACTATTATTGTAATGATTGTAGAAAAGAAGATATAAGGCAAGAGGAGTTATTTACTCATAATAGTAAAATAAGAACTTTGGGAGCTAAATTAAACAAGGAGTTAAATTATGAATAGAAAAGATTTTGAAAAAGAAGTTGGTAAAGCTTTGAAAAAAAGACTAGAAGAAGAATTGGATAGAAAGCCAAGTGATGATGAATACAAGTATTATATTGACAAGAATTATGAGAAATACAAATGTTCAGTAAACAAGAACAATTAAGCAAGGTCAGAGAGCCTAAGCCAAAGTATCGGAGAAAGTGTAAGACTTGCCGTATTTGGTTTAGAACAGATAGCGAAACACAAAAAGTATGCGGCAGTATAGAATGTGCTTTGTCTTATGTGAAGAAAGAGAACGAAAAGAAGCATCGACAAGAGAAAAGAGCCTTTAAAGGAAGTGATAAATCCCATCAAAGGAAAATTGCACAACAGATATTCAATAAGTTCATAAGAATAAGAGATGAAAAGCTTCCCTGCATATCGTGCAATACTCCTAAAGCCAAATGGGACGCAGGACACTACTTTGCAGTAGGAAGCGGAAACAGTTGCCTAAGGTTTAATGTCTGGAATGTTCATAAACAATGTTATAGGTGTAACCAAGAGTTATCAGCAAACAAGGACGGATATACTCCTAATTTAAAAAAGAAAATAGGATTAGAAAGATTTGAGAGGTTAGAAGAAAATAGACATGGATCATCAAAGCATCATACACTAGAATATTATAAAAGAATAACTGTAATATTTAGAAAAAAGATAAAAAGGATTGAAAATAAAAGCCTTTAAATAAAGGGATTGGTTAGCTTTGTTAGCGTATGGGGATACAATAATTTGACATTACTAAAATATCCTTGTATAATGCAAGTATGAAAAAGAAAACTATACAAAGACTTACAGATAAACAAAAGCGGTTTTGTGAAGAATACTTAATAGACTTAAACGCAACACAAGCCGCAATTAGAGCAGGATATAGTGAAAAAACTGCAAATAGAATAGCATCTGAAAACTTGACTAAACTTGATATCCAAGCCTACATACAAGAACTTAACCAAGCAAGACAAGAACGAACACAAATTACAGCGGATATGGTAATTCAAGAATTAGGCAAAGTAGCCTTGATTAATTTAGATGATTTTTATTACAGTAATGGAACACTAAAAGAGCCAAGCCAATTAAGCGAAAGAGCAAAATGTGCTTTAGCTTCATATAGTATTAAAAGAATAAATTTAGGAGATGGCGAATTTGAAGATGTGCCTATTCATAAGACACACGACAAAATGAAAGCTTTAGAAATGTTAGGGCGACATTATGGAATATTTGAAAAAGACAACAAGCAAAAGCCCCAAGACACAGAACCAAAAACTATACAGATAACATACGAAGAAATCAAAAATTGAACTACCAATTAACATCTAGCCAGATACAATTCATACAATCAAAGAAAATAAACAATGGTTTTGTTGCAGGACTAGGAGCAGGGAAGAGTTTTATAGCAACCTTTAAAACTATCAAGATGAAACTAGAATATCCTCATCTAACAGTAGCATATTATCTACCTAACTATGGACTTATAAGGGATATTGCTTTTGATAAGTTTCCTGTAATGTTGGCAGAAATGGGAATAGAATATGAATTAAATAAATCCAACAAAGAAATACACATCAAAGATGCAGGTAAGATAATATTCAGATCAATGGATAATCCTGAAACTATTGTAGGGTATGAAGTATTCTATACAGTCATTGATGAGTGTGATATTCTTAACATGGATAAAATGACTATCGCATATAATAAGATAAAAGCTAGAAATAGACAAAAAGCAGATATTCCTAATATGATAGATGTGGTAGGAACACCAGAAGGTCATCGATGGTTTTATGATAGATATGTAGAGAAGTTTGACCCTGAGCATGATTTGTTAATAAGAGCAAAGACTATCGATAATCCTTTTTTACCAGAAGGATATATTGAGGAACTAAGAAGAGAATATCCAGAACAACTTATAGAAGCATACTTAGAGGGTAGATTTGTAAACTTAACTTCTGGTACTGTCTATAACGCTTTTGATAGAACCTTTAATGATACAACTATGAAAGATGATTTAGTAAGTGACTTACATATAGGACTAGATTTTAATGTTAATCACATGGCTGCTGCAATATGTTTAGTTAAAGATTCAAAGGTTTATGTTATTAATGAACTAACTGATTTATTCGATACTCCTGCGATGATAGAAGCAATAGAAGCTAAGTATCCAGGAAGAAAGATATTTGTATATCCTGATGCAGCAGGGAATCAAAGAAAGAGTGTTAATGCTGATGAGACTGATATTAAGTTATTAAGACAAGCAAACATGACAGTTAGAGCAAATTCGAGCAATCCTGCAATTATGACTAGAGTTAACACAGTAAGTAGTTTGCTATGTAATTCTAAAGGAGAGAGAAAACTATTTGTAAATGTAAGTAATTGTAGAATCATGACTAAAACATTTGAACAGTTAACTTATGATGAGAAAACAAACTTGCCGGATAAAGTAAGTGGATTAGATCATTTGGCAGATGCAATAGGTTATTTAATTAACTATCTGTTTCCTATGAGATACACAAGAAGAGAGCCAATAAGAAGAAATCCAACAGCACAAAATAACAGGATAACACAATATGAGCGATAACTATATAGACACACTCACGGATGAAGAGAAGTCATTATACAATTCATGGTCTAAAGAGTCAGTTTACAAAGCTTATATATCTGAGTACAGAACAAGAGTAAGACTTAATGGAGAACTTAATAAGACAAGACAGAGAATCAAGGAAATAGAGTACAAACTAAAATGTATATAAAAGATTTTGTGCTATCAGAGTTTGATACAACAGAAGATGAGTTCTTTGAAGCCTTAGTTTCTTCTAATACAATCGTTTATGAAGACAATATGATACTAATGATGTCAGATACTTTCGTATATTTCTTCGGAACTATCAAAAAACAACAGAAAACTAAGAAATTCTACCACTTTTACAAGAGATTTGACCTAAAAGGGCGAAGATTTGTAACAAAAGACTCAAGAATGTACTATAAACGAGTAGATAATGATATAATTAGGTAAATTTAATATAAAGGATTAGTATTATGGGCGGAGGATTAACAACAAAACCAAAGAGGTTAACAGATTGGTTAGATCCAATGGATTTTTCAGGAACAAGAAAGATGCATGAGGCAAAAGATGCAGCAGCGGCACAACAAGCTGAGTTGCAGAAGCAAACAGCTTTACTATCTAAACAAGATGCTTTAGTTGCAGAAGAACAAGCTAAAGCAGATGCTGAAGCTACAGAGAGAGCAGCAAGAATGGCTAAAGGTCGAACAGGATTACTTTATGGAGCAGAAACCGGAGTAACATCACCAGAAGTATTAGGCGGTTAATATGAAGAAAGAAATGGATATTAGCTGTATAAAAGAAGCTAAAAAGAATATATCAGATTTAAAAGTATTTGGTAATGGAGATTTATTTAAACTTATAAGTAAAGCAAGTTCACCTAATCAAGGTTGGATGAAATCAACAAAAGCAATGCAAATAGATAATGTAGGTTGTATTATTCAAGTAACAACACAACAAGGTGATAATGTCGCAGAAGCTTTAACTTTTGTTCCAGGAGTTAAAATTACAGGTGATAAAGAAACTAGAAAGATAGAGGCAATATAATATGTATAGATCAGAGAATTACGCAAGAATCCAATGCAGTGAATGCAAGAAGATTATAGACCAGATTATGCCAGGTCAGGTATTTACTGAACTAAAGAAATGTGAGTGCCAGGTTAAGAAGCCAACACCAAAGAAGCGAGTGGTTAAAAAAGATGTATGAAAGAATAATAAAGAGGCTCAAAGCAGCGAAAGCAAATAAGCAGCTATGGAATGACCACATAAGAGAGTGCTATGAGTATGCAATGCCTCAGAGAAATACAATAGACAAATATATGCCGGGTCAAAAGAAAAGAAATAGAGTATTTGACTCAACTGCAGAATCAGCATTAGAGGACTATGCTAACAGAATGGTTGCACAATTAGTACCATCTAGCACAAATTGGATGGAACTAGAAGCAGGATCACTAATCCCTGAAGAGGAAAAAGAAGATGTTAATAAGCAACTAGAAGAGATGAATGATATAGTATTTGCTCATCTTAACAGTTCTAACTTTTCAAGTCAAATAAACGAAGCCTTTTTAGATTTAGGTATCTCAACAGGAGCTATCATTGTAGAAGAGGGAAGTGGAATACAGTCAGGATTAAACTTTAGAGCAATATCATTGTCTGAACTAATCTTAGAGAGGTCATCATTAGGTATTGTAGAAACAGTATTTAGAGAGTTTCAAATACCCGTTAAAGATATCAAGGCAACATATCCTAACGCTACACTTACAGAAGATTTAGAGCATACAATACAGGAGAACCCTACTAAGGATATCACATTAGTAGAAGGTATTGTAAAAGAAGAAGATGGCTCTTTTGTAATGGTTGTACTAAACACTAAAGGTAAATCAATCCTTTATGAAGAAGAGCTTGATTATAATCCTTATGTAGTATTTAGAGAATCATCTATACCTGGCGAGGTGTATGGTAGAGGTAGAGTAATGAGATGCCTTAATGACATTAAAACTCTTAATAGAATGGTGGAAGATTATCTTAAAGGACTTAATTGGTCAGCTAATCCGGTTATATTAGCACAAGATGACGGTATTATTAATCCTGCAACTACAAGAGTAGGACCAGGTGATATTGTTACAGTAGGCTCTAATGATAGAGCAAATCCTACATTACAAGGATTACAACTATACGGACAACCTCAACTATTAGACTTCGCTATTACTAAATATCAAGATAGCATTAAACAAATTATGATGAGTAAACCTTTTGGTAATATCCAAGATACTCCTGTAAGAACAGCAACAGAGATGAGTATAAGAAATGCTGACTTAGCACAAACAACACTAGCAGCATCATCAAGAATACAAACAGAGTTACTTGAAAGACTTATAGCTGCTTGTGTTAATATTCTAAAGAAACAAGGAAAACTCCCCGACATCAAAGTTAACGGAAGAGAAGTAGCACTTAGATTTGTTAATCCTGCATCAAGAGCACAGAATGAGTCAGAGTTAGCAGCTTATGGTAGATTTGGAGAGATGATGATGACACTCGATCCAGGAATAGTAGCACAAAGCATTAAACTCGAAGCAATACCTGCTAACATTGTAGATGCACTAGGCTTACCTCAGAGTATTAAAAGAGATGAATTAGAAATAGAAGCGATGCAAAAAGCACAAATGCAACAGGCACAGATGGCTCAACAGCCACAAGGAGCAGTATAATGACTTATTATGTACATTACAAAAGTGGTATGACAAAGAAGTATTTAGAGGTAATAAATGTTATATATGAAGAAGATCTCATTATAGTTTACGGAGAAAAAGTAGGTATTGTTGCCATGATTAATGTATCGGAAATGATAAGCATCGAAGCTGAACAAGGAGGAGAGAAGGATGGATAATAACAAATCGGTAGTGATAGAGAAGTTGTTTAAGGCAACTTTCTCTACGCCTAATGGCAAGAAGTGTTTGGCTCATATGAAGAAAGTCTTTGTAGACAGAGCTATAGCAAAACTAGGAATGGAGCCCTTAGAAATAGGAATAAGACAAGGTGAATGTAATGTTATAAGAAAAATCGAACAGGAGATAAACAGTGGTAGAAGTTAATAGATTAAAAGAGATTTTGTCTTATAATAAAGATTCAGGTGTATTTACATGGTTAAAAAAACCTAGTGCAAAATCAAGCAGGGTTAAAATAGGAGAGGTAGCAGGGTATGTGCAGGACTATGTCAAAATAAAAATTGACGGAAAGCAGTATAAAGCCCACAGACTAGCTTGGTTATATATGACAGGGTATTTTCCTAAGGAACAAATAGATCATATTAATCATATAAAAACAGATAACCGGTTTGTAAACCTAAGAGAGGTGAACAATCAAGAAAATCATAAAAACAGAACAGTGAATAAAAATAATACTTCTGGCGTTGTTGGAGTAGGTTGGCATAAAGCTTCTAAAAAATGGTTAGCCAAAATAGGTATAGAAGGCACAGAAGTACAACTAGGCACATTTGTACTTTTTAGCGATGCAGTTAATGCAAGGAAAAATGCTGAGGTTCTATACGGATTTCACAAGAATCATGGAAAAGGATAAAATATGAGCGTAGACAGAGAACTCGCAACCATACTAAATAGTGGTGAGATAACCACTAGCTATTTAGGTGGAACAGCATCTGCAAATAAAGTGCAGACTGCAGCTGATGTAGAAATAAAAGCAGCTGCTGCGGTAGCAACAGAAACAGAATTAACAGGGATAGTAAGTATAGATGATATAGTATCTATAAATGTAGATATTAAAAAGATTGATGTGGAAGCATTTGATTATTTTATACAAGGTATTAAATACAGTTATACAGGACAGTCAGCAGTAAGTCCTACTATTGGAGCAGGAGATAGTTCTACATGGGTAGGTATTGATTCTACAAATGTTCTTATTTACAGTGAAGATAAATTTACAGATGAAGAAACAAAAACTATAATTCCTTTAGCGAGACTTCAAGCAGTACAAGGACAGAGTGGGTCAGGTAGTGATTTACAAGAACCTTTACACTTAACATTTGCCATTGGTCAAGAAGGTTATAATGAGAGGCAATGGATTGAACGAGCAATAGGTGTTTTATATGCTAGTGGTGGTACATATTCAGAAAGCTCTACTCCTTTACAAGTAGATCAAGATGATGGAGTGTTTTATAGTGCTCAAAGAAGAAGAATGACTATTGCTGCTGATACTAATATAGAAGCTTCAAGTGTTTATAATGTTAGTGGCTCCCCTTCAGTTCAGACAAGAACAACATTAGTTATTCCTAAATACTATGATGACGGAACAGATATAGCAGCGTTACCTACTAATAAGTATGTATCACACACATTATTAAGAAGTCCTAAAGAAGAAGATTTATACTTTCTTATTTATGGTAGTACAGTACATGACTCACAAGCACAAGCAGAAGAGGCTAGAGCAGAATATAATATTTTCCAAAGTCAAGCGGCATCAGGACTATATACAGTTGCTAGATTTGTTGTAAAAGGTGATAGTACAAATATAGAAGCTATACAAGATGAAAGACCGAGTCATATTTTAGAGGATGCATCGACAGGAGCAGGAACAAGACCTGCTGCATACGCTTGTGAGTATTTATCTTCATCAGCAGAAACAACAATAACAACAAGTGGTGTTTTTGTAAAAGCAGCAGGAACAACAACAGAGGTTACTACATCAGCAGACTTTACAGTAGTTGGTAATAATAAATTTCTATACACAGGTGCAAAAGCAAGAAGATTTAAAGTAGAAGTAGTATGTAGTATGACTTCAATAGGAAACAATCAAACAGTAAGAGGTAGATTTGCTATAAATGGCACAACAGTAGAGCCAAGTGAACAAGAAGTAGTAGGAGTAGGAACAAGAGTAGGAAGCATGAGTCTTACTTGTATACCTGAGTTAGATGAGAATGATTATATAGAGTTTTGGATAGCTAATGTAGGAGCGACAAGCAACTTTACAGTAGATTACATGAACTTTAATTTAGTATCAGTAGATTAATTCTTAGTGCTACCTTCGGGTAGTATTAAAGAGTTTATAACTCAAATTAAAACAAGGACAATTCATGGCAGAAAAAGAAACAACAGCAGCTACTGAACCCTCTACAACACAGCAGCTACTGAACCCTCTACAACTGTAGAAGCAACAGTAGAAAGCACTACAGAAGAAGCAACAGAGACATCATACGCAGATGGTACATTTAAAAGTGTATCAGACTTAGAAAAAGGTTACACAGAACTTAGATCATCATACTCTAAGAAGTTAGGTAAATTTGATGGAACACCTGAAGATGGATATAAATACACAGATGACTTTGCAAAGAATGATTTTATAGACGAATGGGGAGTTGAAAACCAATTAAGTCAAACAGGACTCGAAAGTTTAGTTACGGGTTATGAAAATTATCAAAACGAACAACAACAAGCTTATCAAACAGAACAAGTTAAACTATTAGGTGATACAGCACAAGAGAGAATGACAAATGTTAATGACTTCTTAAATGCTAATCTAGGTGATGCTCATGGAGTAGATGTACAATCAGCTAAAGGTATAGAAGGAATTGAGAAATTAATAGCTATGACTAAACAGACAACTCCTGTTACACAAGAGTCAAGACCAACAATAGATAAGGAACAAGTTAAGGCCATGAGATTTGCAGTTGACAAGAACTCAGGTGAGAGAAGAATGAGTATAGACCCTGCTTATAGAGCTAAAGTAGAAGCACTTGAAGCAGAAATGTACAACCAAACACACTAAAATAAGATAGAGGATTAATCCTCTATCTCTTTAAATATCCCAATATCATTTCTCCGGTATAATCCTTTTCTTTCTTTAATTGATATGCCTTTCGTATAGCACCTTTTAGAGTCCTATTGCTTAAATCTATTGTAATTCTATGATATTTACCTTTAAATGTTTTATTATATAACAAGTTTAATTCTTGCATAGATGGAATGAAAAATGCAATTAATTCAAAAGGATAAATAGTTTTTTCACTTTCTTTTACATATTTAATCATATCAAATAGTTTAGTTCTATCTCTTTTCATTAGGTTTGCCTCCCCTATCCTCTTAGGGAGAATAATAACATAATAAAAAGATTTAGTATAGACCTTATTTTATAGATAATAGTAATAAAATATAGACATTTACTATAAAATATTACTAAAGAATTTTAAAAATTGTTGCTGTATTTATAGAGAATAGTAATATATTATGGTGTTTTACTATAAAATATAGCCAAAAGTTGAAAATATCTGCTTTTTATGATATAATATTCTTATGTAAACTAATTACAGCTTAGAGATAACTCATTCAGAGCCTCAAAGATAGTAAAAGTTTAAAGCTAGATGCTTTGATCTTTTCTCTTTGAGGAAAGACAACCAAAACTTCTACAACATAAAATAAAAACAAAGACCTTAACGGGCATTGCTATATTTATATAGTAGAAGAAAGGGTACAAGATGAGTCAGAATTTATCAGGCGTTGCTCAAGAACAATTTGACAGCGAAGTAAAACAAGCATATCAAGGTATGCAAACTCTTAGAGGTTGTGTTAAATCACGACTAGGTGTAGTTGGTGACAAGTACGATTTTAGATTAATGGGCAAGGGTCAAGCGACTCAAAGAACAGGTGCATCAGCTGATGTAGTTCCAATGGGTGTTGAACACGCTTTAAAAGTGGCAACACTATTAGATTATGAAGCTCCTGAATATACAGATATTTATAATGCTGCTACAGTAAATTTTGATGAAGTAACTGAATTAGCTTATACTATTGCTGGTGCAATGGGTAGAAGAGATGACCAATCAATTATAGATGCAATGTCAGCAGATGGAACATCAGTTGATAAGTCAAGTGGTTCTTTAACTACTCCATTGTTAGTATTAACAGATGCAGCAGAGAGACTTAATAAAGTTGAAGCTCCAATGGAAGATAGATATTTTGTGTGTGATGAGACATTTATAGACCTCATGCTTAACAATACTACTATTTCATCTGCTGATTATAACTCGGTTAGACTATTAATGAGTGGTGAAGTTGATACTTTTATGGGCTTCAAGTTTAAAATTGTCGGTTCTGCTCGTGCAGAAGGTGGTTTAGGTACTGATATTCAATACGCATTTCATAAAGCTGCAATCGGTCATGCTGTTGGTATTGACATGAAAACTAAAGTGGATTATATTGCACATAAAGCTTCATGGTTATCAATGGGTATGTGGAAAGCTGGTTCAATAGTAATTGATCCAGAAGGTATTATTAAGATGATTCCTTAATAGGGATCATTAAATAAATAAATAAAAAGGAGTAAACCATGGCAGGTTTTACAAGAGATACATTTTCAGGAAGCGTAGGAGCTGGTTCAGCTGGTCCTAGCTTATATGTTTACAGTTCAGCAGCAGATAACAAAGCAACAGTGATTGCTGATGATTATTTTGTTGGGTTAATTGGAATAGTAGAAGTAGGTGATTTCATTCTAGCAACAGCTAGTGATGCTTCGGTATTATTAGTAGTTACTAAGTCTGATGCAGCTGAAGTAGATACAGGTTATGTTGCAGTAGCATAAGTATTTAGAGTCCTCTTCGGAGGATTCACTAATACTTATAAAGGATAACCATGGCAGCAGGAACAACATCAGACATATCATTATCATCTAATGCTTTATTGTTAATAGGTCACGATACTATAGCGAGTTTTGAAGAATCTACAGCAGGGGCAACAATAGCTTCTAACTTATAGCTTCTAACTTATATCAATCTTCATATTACAATATGCTGACTACTTACAGATGGAGATTTGCTACAAAAAAAGTAACATTAGCACGATTAACAGCAACACCTTTAAATGATTATACATATCAGTTCCAATTACCTACTGATCTTTTATATCTTATAGCACCTCATAATATTACTAACTATGAATTATATGAGGATAAATTATATTGTAATGAGCCGAATGTGTCTATTGACTATACATACAAAGTAGCAGAAGATAAATTACCAGCTTATTTCATAAAAGCTTTTGAGTTCTTTTTAGCTTCTCAATTTGCTCTACCTATTACAGGAAGCTTAGAAAAGATGAGTGCAATGCAGACAGCATATATGCACCAACTTAGAATGGCAAGACACGCAGATTCTACTCAAAGACCTGCGGATTCCTTACCAATCAATCCCTATGTGGATGTCCGATTCGGAGACTATTAGTTATGGGTGTAGAGTTTATTCAGTCCAACATGACAGCAGGGGAGTTAGCTCCAACGCTTCACAGTAGGACAGATATAAGCAAATATGCCCATGGAGTTGCAGATGCTACTAATATGGTTATTTTGCCTCATGGTGGACTAAGAAGAAGACCAGGAATGGCTAAGATTACAGATAGTAAAATAGCATCTAAAGGCAGACTCGTTCCTTTTATATTTAGTGTTGACCAAACATATCTAGTAGTTCTTAGAGACTTAAAAGCAGATATCTATAATGATGGAGAGTTGGTATCATCAGAAACAACAACTTTTACCGAAGCACAATTATATGATGTAGATTTTGTTCAATCAGCAGATACTATGTTATTCACACATGAACTTCACCCTACTAAAGTATTACAAAGAACAGGGTCGCATACTTCATGGTCATTTGGAGATGTAACATTTAGTAATGCTCCTGCAACATGGGGAGCAACAGATGGTTATCCTAGTTGTTGTACATTCTTTGGTGGTAGATTATACTTAGCATCATCTACAGCAAAACCGACTACAATATGGGGAAGCGGAACAGGGCAAGACGATTATGGACTTAGTGACATACTTGATACTGACCAATACAATAAGATTGAGAGTTTATTTTCAGGTAGGGATTTGCAAGTGTTTACTGTTGGAGAAGAAATATATAATACAGCTTCTCCAATAACTCCTGCTAGTTCTGCATGGAAAAGACAAACAGGTTATGGATCAACTAGAATAAGACCTATCTTAATCGATGGTGCTACAATGTATATAGACTCTTCAGGAAGAACAGTAAGACAATTCTTATTCGACTATACAGAAGATTCTTATGTTTCTTTAAATGCTTCTTTATTATCTTCTCATCTAATTACAGATGTTGTAGCAATGGCTGCTATTAAAGGTACTCAATATGATGTAGGTGATTATGTTTATGTGGTAAATGCAGATGGTACTTGTGCAGTATTAAATACAATGCGACACGAAGAGATAACAGGATGGACTCATTGGGTTACTGATGGAACATTTGAAGATGTTACAGTTATTAATAAAGAGGTATATTTTCTAGTAAAAAGAGAAGATACATATTTCATAGAACTATTAACCGAGAACACTTACACAGATCACAATGTTTTAATAGACGGAGATTACCCAGATGAGTATAATGTTATCCATTCAGGAGCTAATGTAGTAAAAGGTATTGCTAATGTAATTCATACCGACTATACATCAGGAGCAGCAGTAACTTCTATTACAACAGACTATAGCAGTGTATTCGCAAGTGTAGAGTTTAAAGTAGTAGCAGATTATAGCATAATGGATGATGATACATATACCGGAACAGATGAAGATAACTCTTTTACAATTACAAGAGATGCTTACAGGCTAGAGGTAGGATTAAATTATTTAACTAAAGTAACTACTTTGCCTATAGCGACAGAAACTCGAAAAGGTACAACACTTTTTAGAAGAAAGAGAGTTGTTAAAGTAGATATAAATGTAGTAGATTCTTTAGGCATATATGCTAGAAACAGATTAGCAGCAGATAGAGAGTTTACAGTAGTGTTAGATCGTGCTCCTGTACCATTTACAGGATTCAAAGAAATGTATCTATTAGGTTATGATAGATTAGCAGAGATAGAGGTAAGCCAAAAAGAACCTTTACCTTTTATATTAAGAAGCTTAGGCTTTGAAATTGAATACTAGGAGATAATATGTGGTTCATGATAGCAGCAGCAGCACTTAGTGCAAAACAACAAGCAGACGCAGGAACAGTAAGCAAGTTAGGCTATAAAGCACAAGCAGCAACAAGAAGAGTACAAGGACAACAATCGGTAAGTGCAGCAAAGATGACTAATATGAAATTAACTAGACAATATAATGATATACAAGCATCAAATGCAGTAATGGGTGCAGCGAGTGGAAGAAGTTTTAGTAGTGCAACAGTTCAAAACATGATGAGAGCAGACAAAGAAAGACTTAATTGGGATATCGAATATTCTACACTATCTGGAAAGATAGGCAAAACAGGGGCAGAAGCGGATGTTACCGGATATACTTCGGCAGGACAACAAGCACAAGCAACAGGTTTTCAAAAAGGCTTATTGAGTCTTGGTCAATCTTATGCTCAATACAAGCAAGTAGGATAAAAGATGGAAAGATACAAATCAGCTAATTTACAACAAGCACAAATCTCAGCTCCTTCAGGTGCTCTTGCATCTGCACAAGAATCTATAAGAGGATTTGAGAGTTTAAGTTCTAAACTAAATCAGTTTACAAGTATGGCTATGAATCAATACGCAGCTCAGAGAATGGGAGAAGCCAAAGAACAAGCAGCAAGAGATGATGCAATAGGGAAGCCTTATCATAAAGAATCTGTATATACAATGTACGGAAAAGCTTATAACAACACAAGGTCAGCTACCTTTGCAGCAAATGCAGAGATAGATTTAACTACAAAATCAACACAACTAGCAGAAACATATAAGAATGACCCTGATGGATATACAAACGCTATGGGAAGCTATAAAGACAAATTAGCTCTTGATGCACCAACTCCTGAACTTGGGAGTGTTATTTCTATCACAGGAAGAAAAATACAGAATCACCAATTCGGAAAACTAAGTATTGCTAAAGCGGAAGAGATTAATAATCAAAAGATTGGAACTTTAGATACTTATGTTAACTTACAGATAACAAGAGCAATAAACGCACAATCAATAGGTAACACAAAAGACTTAGACCTTATAACAGAAACAACACTAGACTATGTTGATAGCATGGTTAAAGAAGGTGTAATACCTCAATCTACCGCTGACAATCTTATTAAGACAACAAAGTATAAAGTAGATAAAGGCTCTAAAGAAGCGATACTTAGGGATTTAATAGAGGCTAAAAAGTTTGACGAAGCTAGAGAAATGGTTGAAAGCTTCGGTGATGAGATAGGAGAACAATATACAGTAACACAATTTGATGCAATTAACAGATCATTAACTACTATTTATAATGGTGGAGTCAAAGCTAACACCTCAGCAACAAAAAAAGTAACAAAAGAAGCTGATAAGTTAGCAAAAAATCAAATTAAAATGAAGCAGCATGGAGTAACATCAGACGAGGCTACAATTTCTGAGGAAACAAAAGCTAATCTAAGCCCTGAAGTAACAAAACTTGTAGAGATACAAGAAAAAACAGATGCTTTTATGTTGCAATTTGCAGACTTAACACAACTAGAAAAAGAAGAAACGCTAAGATCAGCAATAAATACTGCAGAGTTTACTTCTTTAAGTATAGAAGTACAAAAAGCTATTAAAGAAAATATCAAAGCAACTAATAATGGGTATAAAAATGACCCTATGTCACAAGGATTTGCAGAAGGCAGCTATGCATTAGACGAAACAATCTATTATGGAATGGAAGGATTTACAGAAGCATTAGATGATAGAGATTTTTACAAAGATATTAATGTTGATAATGCAGGTATAGGGGCAAATAAGCTACTTACTAAAGGCGAAGAACAATCGTTTATAGATACTCTTCAAGGTGCTGATGAAACAGCAAAATTAGGAATGCTTCAAGAAATTAGTTCACTACCTAAAGAACAAGCAGAACTCATCTATAAACAACTAGATAAAAAAGGTGCTGATATTTATATAGCTTCTGGTAGATTATTAACACAAAATCAACCTCATGTGGCAAGAGTTTTAATGTTTGGAGCAACTGCTGATGTAAAATTAGAAACAGAAACAAAAGCTACAAACTATACTAACCTATCTACAATACTACAAGGACATGATGTAGATACTATTAATACAATGACTACTATGGCAACCAACTACAATAAGGGAGCAATAGGAATGACAGGCTCTATAGTTTCAAGCAAGGAAGCAATAGAAGCGGTATATGGTAAAATCAAAGGATATAATGGTAGAGATACTTTTATTCCCGTAGGAGTCAACGAGGGAACATTTAACGCATGGTTATCAGGATACATTGTATCAGGAGATAGTGCCTTGACAGAAGAAATACAATCTTTAAATAATGCTTGGTTTGATGGAGATATACAGCTAGTATGGGAAGAAGATGGAAAATATAGTTTAAAGGATTCAAGTAACGGACTTACTTATATGGATGAAGAAGGTTCGCCTATTATCTTAGATTATTACAGGAGCAAATAATGATTAATCACGATTTTACTCCTGGTCAAACAAGTAAGCAAAAAGCAGGGAAGTACGAAGAATCAACTTTACAAGCATTAAAAGAAGGTTTTTTATATGCTGATGCAACAAGAGATTATGATATGCAAGACACTAGAGCTAATAATGATGTATTTCAGGCACAAGACAACTATAAACAGTTTCAAGTAGAGTATGATGCTTATGCTAAAGAACAACCTGCAACAAAAGCAAATTATAAAGAATGGATAGACAAAGGTTTTATCAGACTAACGGATCACGACACAGTAGAATGGTCAACTTTCGTACCCTTAGTACAAGGAAGAGAAGAAGCACTAAAAGGTGCTATTTACGCATACGGACTAAAAGATGATATAGATAACAAGTTTGCTACGAATGTTCAGGGTGATATGGATAAATACATGAACAAACAATATAGCACATTTGGAACTGCTGCTAATATGATAGGCCACATGGGTCAGTGGGCAACAGAACCAGGATCAATTATTGAGATGATGACTCCTGGTGTTGTTAGAGGTAAAACGCTAATGCAGAATGTAGCAAAAGCATTTGGTTATGAGTTTGCAGCAGGTTTAGTAGGGGAAAGTTTTAAACAGTTTCAGACTTTTGGTGTTGTAGCACTTAAAAAAAGAGCAAAACTAGATGGATATTATAAAGAAGCTTTTGCAGAAATAGGATTAAACTCTATCGGTGCAGGAGTTCTTAGAGCAGCAGGTAGTGCTACAGTAGATAAAGCAATTATGAGAACAATTAAAAACAAACCTAAGAACAAAGGCAAAAATATAGATGTTATATTTGCTAGATACAATCAGCGTATGCAGTCAAAATTAATTAGAAGTGAAGATATGCACAGAACAACACTTAATCAAGTAGATGACCAACTCAACAACGGAAAGCCTGTAGAAATTCAAACAGATATAGATATCAATACAAAAACTTCACCCGAAGTAAAAGCTGTAGATTTAGCAGAACAACAACAAAATCTTTACATTAAAAGCGGTGATATGGAACAAGAGAATATCATTAACAAAGCTACTGATGAGGTAACTGAAAAGCCTGAGAATGTAGATTTATTTGTTGAGAAGTATAAAGAAGGGGAAGAACTTTTTAGTGATGATGAGATATTACAAAATCTAAGGAAACAAGAATCAGAACTAAGTCCGTTAAGTCCTGAACAAGAGATAGAAGCGATGGAAGAAGTTATACCAAAGCCCCAAGGCTTTCAGGCTCAGGAAATGATGATAGGTGCTGAAACAATTAAAAAAACTGATTTTAATTTAATTCAAGCAAGAATGAAAACAAGAGAATTTAATAGAAAGAATCCCGACAAAAAAAGAACAATACCAAAAGCACAAGAAGATGCTTATAAAAGACATGAAAATATAGCAGATGAATTGCTTGAAATGGATTTTATAGCAGGAGGCACAGGGCAACCAATATTTGCTAAATTTGCAGATAATTTAGCAGCAGGAACAGTTGCAGGTATTGAAGAGGATGAGCAAGGCAATATCTCGTTTAATCCTGAGAAGTTTGTACTAGGACTAGGTGGATATACAGCAGCTAAAGCTATGTTTAAAGCAGGAGCATTTGATACTTTACCTCAAGAACTTAACGCACAAGTTAAAAAGTATTTTGGTGTAGAGTTAGAGCCTAGTATAGTAGGTAGTGATCCTAGAGCAATAATATCAAAACCTAGAAAAGGATGGACAAAAGAACGAATAGAAAAAGAATTAAAATCAGCCTTAATGTGGGCTAAAGATACTAATAGAGAATATCGACGAGCACTAGCAGAATTTTCTACAGATACAGAATTAGAAAATCATATTTTTTATCATGGTACAGGCGGAGGTGGAGAAAGTAAATTAAAACCATCTGTAGCATTATCTAAAAAAGCATTTAGAGGAGGTGGATATGATGAGGATTATTATGGTATCTCTTTATCTTCTAGTAGAAATAAAGCCTCTAATTTTACAGGAGAATCTAGTAGCGGTACAGTATTTCCTGTAATATTAAGCAAAAATGCAAAAATAATAGAAAGACCTGACCTAGAAGATGCTTTAGATATTGAGGATTATATAGAGACTTTTTGGACAGAGGGAATAGATGCTGTAAAAATAGGAGACTGGTCGGATCCACATTCAGAGCAGGAAATAGTAATTTTAAATCCTAGAAGTATCACAGTAGGAAAAGGTACACGTTTTCAAGTATTCAAAAAGGAAAGATTTGAAAATCTTACAATAGAAGCTATAAAAGAGGAGAATAATTAATGGGATCACTATTAAGCAAATTAGCAAAAGATACAATAGTAAAGACTACTCCTGAATCTTTAAAAGGTGGGATAGCAGGAAGAACTTTAAAACTAGCACCTGATGCAATACCTACAAAACTAAAAGATATCGACATAGATATTGCTGCAACTAAACAGAAATTAGGTAGAGCCAAACAAACTACTAAAACAAAGTTTGAACAATTAGAAGCGGCACAAATAGAAGTAGAACAGAAAATAGATATCCAAGAAGAAATACCTGACTTAACAGCCATTAATACTCAGCAAGAAATGGATTTGGCAATAAAGAGGTCAGAAGTTCAAAGAGATATTGCATTAAGAATTAACGAACTAGAGATGGAAAAAAGAGCTACAGAAATAGTAGGACAAGGTAAAGCAAAGGGTTTATCTACTTACGACTCTTTATATAATATGGTAAGCGAGAAAGCAGGTTCAGGCGAAGTTTTCTCTAATCAAGAAGCGAGAGGTAAAGCAATCTATACAAGAGTGTCTGCTAATATGACAGATTTGAAAGATGCCCTTAGAACTAAATGGGCAGGACTTACACAAGATATCGAAATGGGTCATGATGTAATTAGGTATTTAAAAGATAATAACTTAAAGAATAAAGATGCTGTAAAATATGGTAAAGAGTGGACAGCAGGAGCTAATCAAATGACGGGGCTAAGAAATAAAGCAGGAGGAAAAGTTCATAGCTTGGAAGATTGGGTAATTCCTCAAACTCATAATAAGTTTAATCTTAGAAAAGCAGGACTGAACGAATGGAAGAAGTTTATACGCCCTCTATTAGATGTGGAGAGAATGGAGAAACAAATAGGAAAACCTGTTGATGAGATATTAGATAATGCTTTTGTATCTCTTACATCACCTGAAGTTAAGAATAGTTCATTTAGTGCTAACATGGCGAAGAGGCATCAAGAGAGAAGAGTTATACATTACAAAGACGGCGATAGCATTATTAACTACAACAAAGAGTTTGGCAATCCTGATGTGTTTGGTACTATGGATAATTATTTAAGAAGTCAGTCACAAGAGATAGCTGCTATGCAATTATTTGGAGCAAACCCTGATAAGCTGTTTAATAAGATGAAAGACTTAGCCAGAGCTGATGGCATGGGTAATTGGCAAGAAAACAAATTAGATGCTTTATGGGATATCGTTTTAGGTGAAGCTGATGGGGATAATATAGTTAACACAGCAGATAAAATAATCGCAACCATTGGTGGAGGCCATAGAGTCTTACAGACAGGGGCAAAACTTGGATCAGCACAAATTTCAGCTATTGCAGATGTAGGAAATATATATTTAGGAGCAGGATACAGAGGACTCAACGGGTTTAAAATAATGGGTACAGGACTAGAAACGCTTACGCAAGAAGCTTTAGGAGGTACTAAAATTGGTAACAATACAGACTTCGCTTCAAGATTAGGAATAGTTAGCGAGTTTGCAAGTGCCTCTTTAGCAAATAGCAAATATGCAGAAGCTACACAAACAGGAGGTCTAGCAAAGACAAGTGAAGCGGTATTAAGAGCATCAGGATTAGGTTCATGGACTAACTCATTAAGAGCAGGTTTCGGCTTAGAATTAAATAGTAGATTCTTTCAAGATTTTAATATGAAGTTTGATGACCTAAGTTATAATAATATGTTTACTGAATATGGTATCACAGCCAAAGATTGGGACAAAATTAGATCAACAAAAGGTAGAGAAATAAAATCTGATTCTTTTTCAGCAGACTTCTTAGATATGGAAGCAGTTTATAAAATAGATGAAGAACTAGGATATAAACTGTCTGAACTTATATCAACAGAGATGGATGCTTTTGTCATTATGCCAACTGCAAGAACAAGAGTATATACAACAGCCGGAAAGAAAAAAGGCACTCTTTCAGGAGAGTTGATGAGAAATGTAACTCTTTTTAAATCCTTTCCTATTTCTGTAATGCAGATGCACGCTGCAAGATGGGCAAAAATGACAGGTGGCGGTAAAGCAGCATATACAGCAGGAGCGGTAACAAGTAGTGTAATGTTTGGTGGAGTTGCACTAATGGCTTATGATGTTGTTACAGGCAAGACCCCGAGAAGTATTGACAGAAAAGAATTCCCTTACGAAGCCTTAGTAAAAGGCGGGGGCATGGGTATCTTCGAGGACTTGTTTAATATGGGTACTGTTAATAGATACGGACATGGATGGTTAGGAACTTTAGTAGGTGTGCCTTATGGAACTCTTGAAGATATCAGTGGAATTGTATCAGATGTCAATAATGAGTTAAGAGGAGAGGACAGGAATGTTATGGCTAATGCTTATAATAGAGCAAAGCGATATATACCTGGTCAAAACTTATGGTACACGAGAACACTCTTTTCAGAAACTTTGGGAGATTTTATGCAAGAAGCTATAGACCCGAAGTATTATCAGAAGGAAATGAGAAAGATGAAATACATGAAACAACGGGATCAAGAGTACCTATTTAGGTAAGAATTAAGATATAATAAAAGAAAGGAAAAATATGGACATAGAATATAGGCATAGGAAAAATAGTATTGTCAATATTATTTATAGTAATCAAAAAAAACAAGCTAGAGAAAGAAATATGGCAGTTCCTACATATACAAAGAAAGAGCTGAGAGATTGGCTATATGGACAGCCGTTATTTCATGTTCTTTATGACAATTACAAAAGGCTAGATTTTCAATCTAAATACAAACCTTCGGTAGACAGAAAGAGTAATAAATTAAGCTATACGATGGACAATATCCAACTAATGACTTGGGGAGAAAATCGAGCAAAAGACAATGAAGAAAAGAAGATATACAAAAGAAAGGCTGTATGTCAATATACAAAGGCAGGAATATTTGTGGCAGAATACATAAGTATAAAAGAAGCAACAAGCATTACTAAAATACATCAAATAAGTAGGTGTTGCTTAGGCGAGAGAAGAACAGCAGGTGGATACACTTGGAAATTTAAAAAGGAACAATAGTATGGGATTTAACACGACAAGCAACAGAATCGAGTACACTGCATCAGCAGCACAGACAGTATTTCCATTTACATTTAAAATATACAGTGATACCGACATCATTGGATATTTGACACCTGATGGAGAAACAGCAAATGATTCGGAAGATTTACTTATAATAACGACAGATTATACAGTATCTATAGACGGAGACAGTGGGGGAACTTTTACTTTAACTTCAGGTGCAACAGAGGGAGACAAGATAACTATCCTAAGAAGCTTACCAGTAGCTAGAGATACAGATTATCAAACAAATGGTGACTTGTTAGCAGAAACACTAAACAACGATCAGAACTATCAAACTTACATGGTTGCTGATGTAGCAGGTAGTGCGGACAGATATTTAAGATTTCCTGGTTCAGCACAAGGTATTTCTAATGATCTTCCTACTCCTGAAGGCGATGATTATATTAGATGGAACTCAGAAGGAACAGCGTTAATTAATGATACTACTATTCCTGATGCAGTACAAATCGCGATAGATAAAGCAGCAGAGGCTCTAGCAAGTGCAGAGGCAGCAGCTACATCAGCAACTAATGCAGGTACAAGTGAAGATAATGCTGAATTATTAAAATGGGAAGCTGAGGCTTTTACACTAACTGCAGATAGTTATGCTACAGAAGCTGAGGATACACTAGTAAATATAGTTACATCTGATGGAGATGGTACATTTACTTATACTCCTACAAGTCCTGCAGAGTATTCAGCTTTACATTGGGCTGCAAAAAGTGAGGGATTTGCAGGTAGTGCTATATGGGGTAATATTACAGGTACTCTAGCTAATCAAACAGACTTGCAAGATGCTTTAAACGCTAAACAAGTTGTATTAGTAAGTGGTACAAATATAAAAACTATTAATAGTACAAGTATTTTAGGGAGTGGTAACTTATTGGTACAAGCAGTATTAGTTAGTGGATCAAATATTAAGACTATTAACAGCACAACATTATTAGGTAGTGGAGATATTGCGATATCATCTGTTCCTCCACTACTTCCGATAAGTGATTTATTAGCAGGTATATTAACCGTAAGTCCAATAGAAGATATAGTTAGTTCAGATAATCCTTTTGGAGACGGAGATTTAATTTCTAAATACCAATTAGAATCAGATGGTACTGATACAGTAGGTGCTTTTAATGCTACACTAACTAATGTTACCTTTACGGAAGCTGTATATGGAAATGGTGCTGTTTATAGTGGAAACTCTTATATATCAACACTTGCAACAAATATAAAAACAATCACATTACGACATTATTTAAATTCGGGAACACAAGATACAAACCCTTATGTATTAGATGGTAGATATTCTGTTGATAATGGTACTTATTTTTATATTCAGTCAGCTACTAATAAATTATTTTTTGGTGGCTGTACAGTAAGAGTTAATAAGGTAGATGCAGTAAGTGGAACAACTACTATTGAGAGAGATACTTGGAATATGTTTAAAGTAGAATTTACAACAGCTACAACAGGTACTAGATTTGGTTCTAATTATACAGCGGCAGTTGATTCTTTTACTGAGGGAAAGCAAGACCAAATAGAGCTTTATAATAGAGTTTTAACTTCCACAGAAGAAGAGGATTTATGGTATCAACAAGCAACAAGAGATGATAATCTTTTATCTATCGCAAATGGAGTATTAGGTTACTCAAAAGGCTATGATGCTAACGGTGCTGTAAATAGTATAGAAGAATTATCAGGTACTATTGCACCTACTAATGATTGGGCAGAGGGTATAAACTATGTTAAGAAAACTAAGGGTGGTGTATATACGAGTACATTAATTGAGCCTATTTTTGGAGAAACTTCCGCAACTGCTGATTATTTTCTAAATGGTAAATGGTATGACAAAGATGATGTATTATACACAACAGAAATATCATACCTACAAGATGAAGATGGTAAAGGTGGAATTGAAGCAGATAGTTCAGGTTATCCATTAACTTTACATTTAACTGATTATCCATCTATAACTACCGATAAGATTAAAGCTAAGGTTATAGATGCTAATCAAATTATTAGTAATGAATTGCCGACAGCAGACCCCCTGTTAGATGGTTATTTTTGGAATGACAGTAATACTATAAAATTAAGTGTAGGAGCATAATATGGAAAGATATAGAATATTAGAAAATAGAGAAGTTCAATACCATAACTTTAAACCAATGCAATTATTTAATAAAGAACTATGGAGGGATATAGTAGAAATAACTCCATTAGAAGATGGGATATATCCTAAGTTTGTATTAGAGGATTTAACTCCTGACTTAGAAAAGATACAAGCTGACACAGATACTAAGGCAACTAAAGAAAACATATCTAACACACAAGAAGCTTTAGACAGCTTAACAACCGATTATCCTAAGTTTGAAAAAGATACTTTTTGGATACAAGAGTTAGAAGCTAGAGCTTATGTCTTAGATAATAATACTACTATTCCTTTCATAAGTAAGTTAGCTGAAACTAGAGGAGTAACTATTCTTGACATGGTAGATAAGATTATACTTAATGCAGATGCTTTAAAAGAAGCTACTGCTACTATTGTTGGAAATTATCAAGCTAGTCTGTAATGAAAGATTGGTGTACTTGGTTTCCCGATACTTGGAGAAATACCTATATAGGGGATTGTTGTAAGCTACATGATTACGACTGTAGTACACATAAATTTTATCAATGCTTAAAGAATAAGATAGGAAAGTTTCATGCTAGTTATATAACACTAGGAGGAGCTTTAGGTTGTTGGATTAAGTATGCAAGAAAGATGTTTAGGAGAGTATAGTGGGCAAGAAAAGAAGATTTACAGAGTCTAGTACAGAAGTTTTTAAAACAGAAGTCAAGTCTGCAATACATCAACAAGATGAACATATTGCTAATCTTGAATCAGGACAAATAACTTTAAAGAAAGAAATGAATGAAGGATTTGATAAGATTCTTTTGGTTTTTGAAGGAAATAGACCTGATTATGATTTAGTTAAGTCTTTTAAACTTATAGCTACAACTGTAATAATAGCTGGCTCATTAACTTCTGCTGTTATATGGTTGATTAACAGTCAAGTAGCTGTGCCTATTAACGAAGGAACAAAACTAGAAGTAGCATTTAAAAAGTTTGTAGTTGAATACAACAAGGACAAGATGAACTTTCATGCTTTGCAGACTAAGGTTACTACTATACAAGAGAAAGTAGAAAGTAATGATGCTTTTATATATAATTATCAAATGATAGATAAAGTGCCTGTTCAATTAGCAAATATGGAAGGCAAGGTAGAGTTAAATAATAAAAGATTAGATATGATAATAGTTAATCAACATTCTAAAATAGGAGGATTAAAATAATGGCAACAAGAAGAATAACAAAAGTTATAGCTAAACCAAGAGTTAGACCAACAACAGCTAAACCAAGAGTTAGATCAACAACTAAAAGTAAGGGGAAGTAATGATAGGATTTTTAACGAGTTTATTTACAGGCGGGGCAGTTAAGTCAATAGAAAACATAGCTAAAGAATGGATAGATACACCGGAAGAAAAAGCCAAAGCAAGTACATTAATGTTAAAGACATTAGATCCTAATGGTTTGATGAGGAGAGATATTTCAAATAAAGTATCTACTGCCTATATGGTATATTTGGCAGTAACAGCGATATTGATTATGTTTCAAGCTTTTAACATTGGAGATGCAGAACAAATGAAACTAGCTTTAGATAATTTAACGGCTCATTTTGTAGGAATAACTGCTATGTTTTCGGCGATAGTTGGGGCTTCATTTGGAGTAAATGGATTAAATTCAAGCAAAGGCTTATAATGACAATATTAAAATTCATTTTAGAAGAAGAGGGATTTAGAGAAAAGCCCTACCAAGATACTTTAGGTATATGGACATTTGGTCACGGACTTACTTCCATAACAGAGAATGAATCTGAAAAGATAGTGCAACAAAGAGTCTATGATATAATGGGTAAAATAACTATTCAGTTTGATTGGTTTAATAGGTTATCTGACAATAGAAGATTAGTCTTGTGTTCTATGGTATATCAGCTAGGTTGGACAGGTTTTAAAAAGTTTAAAAAGATGATTAAAGCTTTAGAAGAAGAAGATTATATCAAAGCCTCTATTGAGATGCTAGATAGCAAAGCTGCCAAGCAAACACCAAGCAGATATGCTAGACAATCTAAAATAATGCAAGAGGGATAAATAGCCTACAAGCCTTTTTAATCTAAATCCATACACTTATTAGGAAAAGCAATTAAAACTCTTTTTAGACCACTCACAGCTAAGATAATGTAACAATAAGTAACATTATCGCAAACTTTCACACAATCTTTACAAAACTATTCCAATTCTTTCTTTTTAATAGTATAGTTTTATCAAATAAGGAGTAAATAATGAATGAACCAAGTGAAACAACAGGTAAAGTGAGTAATCGTGAGAAATATTCTGCCGGAATAAAAGTTGGAATGGTTGTTAAGGGTCAAGAGTATGAGCAAGATGACGACTTAGACGAAAAGCTTAGAAAAGAATGGTTAAAAAATAACAAAACGAAAAAAGAAGAAGTTTCAGATATGAAGCCAAAAAGATTATCTAATGCAGATTTTGACAAGTTGCTTAAAGAAGAAAAAAAGAAGTGCAAGCCGAAAGTTAGAAGTAAGGCTAAAGTATTTGCGATAGGTGTTTCTTTAGATGAAAGCCTTAATGATTTTGGCAACTAAGGATAAACAATGAAAGAAAAATTACAAAAAATATTGAAGAAGATGGAAAACGAAATAGATTGTTATGATACAGAAATGGCTCACGCAAGAGCAGATGATTTTCTTATAGAATTAATTAAAGTATTATCTCATAATCTAAACAATAATCTAAAAGGCGAAGTAGAAGCAATAGTAGATTGTTATGACAAAATAGATAAATGGTTTGCTTAAACAGCCAAATAAAACAAAGTACACTGATACTATAAAAGGAAAATAAAATGAGCATTAAATCAGTAAGAATAATGGAGTTGCCTTTGAGAATAGATATTGAAGAAATTCAAGCATTAGCAAAAAATGCTAAAAATGTAAGTGCTTACGAAGCTTATATGAAATGTATCGAGATATTAGAAGAAACACTTGATAAATTCTGTAAAATAGAGGAGAATTAAGATATAATACAATCAGACTTAAGGGCAGAAACCTCTTGTTATAGTAGGCAAGGTTTAAATTCTGTAAAGATTTGGGATAGTATCGTTCCCTAAAGTCTTTTTATTATTGTAAAGAGTTGTTATATAATATCTACAAAACGGAGCAATCACGATGATATTATTGTAAGCATAACAACTCTTTAGAATAATTTATTATTTTTATGTTATAATGTTGAATATATCTTTTAATAAAGTCAAGTCAAAAAATCTCTGACGGGGTCGCTTGGCTTTATTAAGTGATAATAGAAGAACCCCGTCAACTCTTCAAACAATCATTACGCTTAAAATCAAAACGACGGTATCAAAGGATACAGTATGAAAGTAGAGAAAAAAAGTATTACAATAGCAATAGGAGATGCTTGGCTTAAAAAAGAAGATACAGTATTAAAAAAGCTAAAAGAAGCAAATGATATGGACTCCAAAGACAGAATGGAAGCCATACATAAAAGACAAAGCGAAATTATCAGAAGCAATAAAAAAGCTTTAAAAAGTAGATATCTCGAATACCTAAAGTCAGAGGATTGGGATAGGAAAAGAAGATTAGTGCTAAAAAGAGCCAATCATAATTGCGAGGGTTGCGGAAGTGAAAGCATAGGACTTGAAGTACATCACCTGAATTATGATAGAAAAGGAAATGAGCTTTTAACTGACCTTGTAGCATATTGTGGAGCTTGTCACGATTTGGCACACGGCTATGCTAGTACGGAACTTGATATCGAATGGCAATTATATTTATGTTTAGCATCAGACTTCAGACCAAAACCAATAAGCGAAATGTCAGAAGTAGAAAAAGAAGAATATTTTAGAAAAATATTGGATATGTAATATGAAAAAGCATAGTTTTACAGACGAACAATTATTAAACTTAATTAATAATACTATCTCAACAAAAACAAATCATAAGCCTAATGAGTTTACGGGCGGTAATATTCAAATTACAAGCACCAATAATCATCAGCTTATAAAGTATAGGGTAGGATTATATTTTGGATATAAAGGAAAACACCCAATAATAAAAACAATAGATATTAAAGAAGATTTAGTATCTATTTGGACTAATGCAATATTATTAAAAATAAAATCTTTACAAAGTAGCAATAATGGTATGTGTTATAGTGAACTTAATGAGCTAATGAATACGCCCTGTAATGATATAGATATAGATATAGTATATAATAATATAGATATAGGGGTAAATGTGGATACAGGGGATACCCCCGTACCACCCCTGATACTTAAAAACTTATCTGAAATAGATGCAGAATTTATAGCAGAATATTTAAAAAGTAAAATACTATCTTTCAAGCCTAATGCAAAACCTAAAATTAGTGGGTGGGTAGCAGACATAGAAAAAGCAATAAGAATAGATGGAAGAACCAAACAACAACTAATTAATTGTATTGATTGGATTTATAATACAGAGAAAGGTAATTTTTGGATACCTAATATTATGAGTGGAAATAAATTAAGAGAAAAATTTGATACTCTTGAAATACAATCACTAAATGGAAAAGAAGCAAATACCCAAAAAATGCACAATTTCATAGACCAACTATGTGAAGCACAAGGAGTATCATAATGGATTTAAACAATACTTTAAAAGCACTACAAGGTAATTTCAAGTTAGACCCTTACATTTTAACAATGGCAAACGAATTAATCGTTACAAGCAAAGTATGCGATTATAAACAGCTATTTGAGATAATATTGAAAAGTAAAAAGTTTGACTTCTTATCAAAACTAGAAGAAGCTATCGAAAAAGCAGAACATTTAGAAGAGCAAAAGATTATAAATGATAATCCTGCAATATATATTTATTCAGAAAAGTTGTACAAAAAAACTTGTTGGTGCTTTAACTCAATAAATTGGCAATTAAAATCTAAAACTACTGCAAGTCTTGATAATTTTGAAATGGGATCAGTATTTGACGAAAAAGAATTATCTATTTTAAATCAAGTAGGAGATAAAAGAAGATTAGCACACTTAGAAAATAGTAATCTGCAAGAACTAGAAAGCGAAATAATAAGAGTTGTAAAAGAAAAAACAATACAAAAATATTTACCATCTTCTAAACAGATAGGATATAAAGAAAATCCCGACAAAATAGATAATAAAGTTTTAAATTTAATAGGGAATAAATAAGATGAAAAATGTTGCGATGTGGTCGGGAGGATATGATAGTTCTTGTATGGTAGTCTTGATCTTGGAAAAGAAGCTACCTTTAGATTATATAGTTTTTTGTGATACTCTTGCAGAGTTTAGCGAAATGTACGAATACATAGATAAATTTCAAGCATATATTAAAAGAAGATTTGGAAAAACTATCACAATAATTACACCTAATAAGAGTTTTGAGGAATGGGCATTTACAGAGATAACAAGAGGAGAAAGAGAGGGAGAGGTAAGAGGATTGCCACTAACTACTGTTCCCTGCTATTGGAAAAGAGAATCAAAAGTATATCCATTTGAAAGATGGTTGAAAGATAACAATATCGAAGACCATAAACTATATATCGGATATACTTATACAGAAAAACAGCGGTCACAAGTTGATGCAGCCAATCAACTTTATCCGCTAATTGATTATAAGATGACTGAAAATGATGTGAGAGATTTTTTAAAAGAGCGTTCAATAGATAATCCGCTGTACAAACATTTTAATAGGACAGGTTGTTATTTTTGTCCTAAGCAGAGGGTGGACGATTTTTATAATGTATATAAATACCACTCAGAGAAATGGAAGAAAATAGTCGAATATGAAGAAAAAGCAAAAAAAATGAAAGCATTAAATATACAATTTAGCATTCACGGAAGTGCGAGAGAAATGGAACAAATGTTTATACAAAAAGAAAAACAACTATCATTTGAATTTCCAGATCAACACAATGAAGAAGAATATTGTTTTTGCAAGATATAATTAAAAGGAGCGAATAATGGCAAAAAGAAAAACAAAAGAACCTGAAATAATAGAATTTAATTGCATTGACTGTTTATCAGAATTTCAGTATCAAAGTATGAGTATCTGCTCGTTAAGATTAAAAGATATTAGTTTATTAGATGGGATTGAAGAACCGCCGCCAAGTAGTATTTGTGCAGGTATTAAATTTTGCACTAGATTTAAAGATAAAAGGAAAAAGAAATGAATAAAAAAATAATTTTGCACTTGTGTGCAGATTTGGGAAGCGATAGCAGATATTACCAACTAGATGATGACTATGAAGTAATAAAAATAGGTCAAGAGATAGGTGTTGAAAACTACACGCCACCTAAAAATGTATATGGAGTTATTGCTAATCCACCTTGTACAGAATTTAGCACAGCGATATGCTTTACTCACAGAGGAGATATTGAAAAAGGTATGGAATTAGTAAATCATTGTTTTAGGATAATAGAAGAATGTAATCCTAATTTTTGGGTTATGGAAAATCCTGCAAGAGGAAGATTAGGAGAGCAAATAGGAAAACCAAAAGCAACATATCAACCTTGGCAATATGGGAGTCCTTGGACTAAGCAAACAGCATTATGGGGAAATTTTAATATGCCAAAAAAAGCATATAAAAAGTGGGAAGAAGTGCCAAATAAAATAAATTCATTATGGATTAGAAAAGGAAGAACTAAACCTGCATTAGTATATCTTCATAAATCTGCAATAAATTTAATACCTGAGTTTGAGTTTGCGAGAGAGCATATAAAATGTGATGCGGATATAAGATCTATGTGCAACCAAGGATTTGCAAAAGCTTTTTATGAAGCAAATAGATAAAATTATAGAAAGTGTGTAGTTTCTACCCATCAAAACAAAAAGACACACAAAACAGACCAAATAACATACGCTAAATATAAATTTGCACTACAATTTGAATAAGAAAAGGAGGGATAAATGGATAAAGTATATGTAATAACCGCAAATGATCTATATTTAAATCATTATGATAATTTAGAATCAGCTAAAGAATATGCAAATACGATTAACGAAGCAGAGTTTTTAGATAAGTTTTCATCTATTTATGTTGATGAATTGACGGAAGAAGAGTTTAGCAGTTATCAGATGAGCGGTTTAGATAATGATTATTTAAGCTTGTTAAGTAAAAATGTTTACGAAATATAGAGGAGTATAAAATGATAGAAAGTCAAGACCACGATTCAGCAGAGCAAGAGTTAAAAGAAGAACAAGACAGACAAGCATATTCAGAAGATATGGAAAGTGCAGAGTATGAGATATGCGAAGCTTTTAAACACGCAAATCTTTTAGGAGTAGAAGTTGATGATTTGATAACAATTATCCAAAAAGCTTTTTATGAGTCGCAAGATATGAGAATAGGAATAGTTAAAAAAGATTTTAACGCTATGAGTTTTGAAGATCAAATAAAAGAAATAGAGGAGATTTGGAAATAATGAAAGAGTTAATAGAAATTCAAAAAGAGTTGAAAGCACCAAAATCGCAGCGAAATGGTTTTGGAAATTATAATTATAGAAGCTGCGAAGATATACTTGAAGCGGTTAAGCCTTTACTAAATAAAAAAGGGTGTATATTAACATTAAGCGATGAAGTTGTAAATGTTGGAGATAAAAACTATGTAAAAGCAACAGCTAAATTTATTTGTGATAAAGACAGTTTAGAAGTGACGGCTTTTGCAAGAGAAGCAATAACACAAAAAGGAATGAGTGATCCGCAGATAACCGGTAGTGCTTCATCTTATGCTAGAAAATATGCCTTAAACGGATTATTTGCTATTGATGATACAAAAGATGATGATGCTACTAATCAACACAACAAAGCACCGCAGCAAAAGTCAAAAGTAATAAATTACAAGGTTAAAGAGATAGAAGATTTGGCAGAAGTTAAAAAGATACCTTTGGCAAAAATTACGGGAGCTTATGGAAAAGAATTGGATCAATTCACACAAGCAGAATTAAATGCAGCATATAAAACATTAGCGAGTAAATAATGCAAAAAGAAATTAAAACATCACTTCAAACAATAAATGCAGATATTAAAGAAGTCTTAGAGTGGAAGCAGCTTCAACTAACTGAAAAGAATCTGCCGGTTGAAGCAGGTATTGCAGATTATATTTTTATGGGAATGAATGGAATTGATGAAGATATAAAGCAACTCACAGACTATAAAGCTTTAATTGATTCTCAAATAAAACAAGCTAAAGAGAACAAGGAGCGTACAAGCAAAGATATTGCTAAGTGGATAGAAAGTCAAGGGGTTGATAAATTAAACGGTATTGCAGTATCTAGCATTACAATAACAAAGGGTAAAGCAGAAAGTGAAGAAACTATTATCACTAAAAGCTTTAAATGTGATTTGGATCAACAAGAATTACAAGATTTTTTAATCAAGCATGTCAAAGGAAGATTTATAGCAGCGGAGTCTATAAAAGTTACGAAAGCAACAGAAGATAAAATCAGAGTGAATCAGAAAAAGGGATAAAATGAAAGAATTAAATATAAACTGTAAAGGCATCAAAGATACAATAATTCATCTTGATGGAACAATGGATATAGAATTGGTAGATGTTAATCCATCTTTTAT